TTGGACTAGCAGGACTAAAATTTGCAGAGTCTTTTTGCATAGTATAGGCAGCTTGACCATTAACTACAGATATGGTGTCTAGCTTTATAAAGTTTCCTGTTGTAGGTAATTTTCCAATATAGGGCATTATGAATCCTTTAATGATATAATTTCTAGATGAGGTACTACAAGTTGTGCTGAACTACCTCCATCCCACAAAGCAGCCTCATGTAATTTACATTGGTTGCCACTATCGTATTCTCTACCTTGTAGTTTCATAACTTTTGCACCAGACCAAGAAGTAATATCTCCATGTGCTGTACTTGCTGAACTTGCATTACAATTAATTGTGTATTGATATTCAAATCTTCCTGTTAAATAATTACCATAAAAAGTTGTTCTTCCATCTGTTACTTCCGTACCATCTAAATAAAACCTTATATGTAAACCATTATAATTAGTTCCATCATATTGTGTTTGAAATATATATTTATATATAACTCTTGTAGTACCAGAAGGAGGTGTATAAGTAATACTTGAACCAGTAATATCTTCATAACTGGTTGGTAATCTTTGTCTTGATGTAATATCAGGCATTGTATATGTTCCGCTAGGTACTGTTACTTGTGTACCATTACAAGGACTAGATAAAATTTCTAAAATGTTTGATGCTGACACAGCACCAGATGCTATACTTGCTGATAATATTTTACTTAATGGCATTTTTAATCTTTCTCCCTAGTTGGAAATTTTATATTATCACAATCTTCAAGAGTTTTTACCCCCTCTGTTAAATCTCTTAATGCTTGTCTATATTTTTTCAAAGATTCAGAAACTGTTTGTCCTGCTTCTAAAGATTTTAAAACTTCCCAATCTGTTGACATCAATATATGATTTCTTTCCATTCTAATTGCGTCAATTGCTGATTCAAATTCTTTAGACATCTTAACTATCCTTTAATGAAGTTATCGTTAAAATTGGTGCTTTATATTGAAAACCATTTCCAGACCCAGATAGTCCTCCTCCATCCCAATAGATAAGTCCGTGTGCTCTTGCAGTATTAGTAGAACCACCAGAACCATCAGTATACTCTCTTGCTTGTATTTTTAGAGTTTTAGCGGATGACCAAGACGCTAAATTTGCATTTGTTGTATCTGCACTACCTGTAATACTTATTATAAATCTTAATTCTTGAAGCATAATTGTATATGCTCCGTAAAGAGTTGTTCTATATCTAGTTGCTTCGTCAGAATCCACAAAAAATTTATAGTGTGCTAAAGGATAATCACCATCTCTTGTGAATATGTGTTGAAAACTATAGATAACTTGTTTCGTACCACTTGGAGGAGTATATGCTATTTCTGAACCAGTTAAATCTGCATAACTTCCAGTCAAACTTTGAACTGCTGTAACATTAGGCATAGTGTATGTACCACTAGGAACTGTTACTGAACGACCATCACAAACACCTGTAAGAATCTCAAGAACATTTGACCCACTTACAGTTGCAAAACTATTATCACCTCTTAAAAATGTGCTACTATTTTTTGTGCCTGTGGCTGATAGCTGTGCTAAACCTACACTCCCGCTTGCAGGATTAATTGTACCTACTGCTCTGCCTAAATAAATACAGTACATATCATCTGAACTGCTTGTCGCTGCCGTGAGAGTTAATGCAGTGCCCGATGCACTATAAGCATAAGTTGGCTCTTGTCTTACATTATTAATAAATAAAGCTATGTCGTTTGCACTTGTTACTGAATTGGATAACGTATAAGACGTTGTTGCACTTGTTGTAAAATCTTGTTTAGCTAGTGTTTGAAACGATGTCGCTGGTGCTGACCCCAGATAAGGCATTCTATGTTTGCTCCATAATTGATACTGACATGTCTAAAGCAGATCCCGCTGATGCTTGAGCTTTAACCACATCGGTTGTTTGTAATACTAATTTTTGACCACCAAAAACTTCTAATGTTGTATTTGCTGGGATACTTACTGATTTTAATAAAAATATATTAGCATTTGTTTCTGTATCAGATGTATCTGAAACCAGTTGCACATCTGCTGTAATTGCACTACTGGTAATATTACATAGTGACATTCCTAAAACAATTGTAGTTGTTGCGCTTGGTACAGTATATATTGTAGCTAAAGAGCTGTTTGATACAGCAGCTTTAGTTTTTATTTTAAAAGTATTTGCCATGTTTTCTCCTTTAACCTAAAGCAATAGCCAATGCCGTAGCATCAGCAAGTGAAGTTTCACCATCAGCACCTGCACTTCCTTGTGCACCAGTGTTACCAACTGGAATGCCAATTGTAAAATTAAAAGTAGCAGCTTGAGTCGTTCCTGAGTTTGTAATAGCAACTGTTGCATTACTACCTGCGCTCAAGGTATTTGTAGTTACAGATCCAACAGCTATAGTAGATCCATTAGAATCTACATAACTTTTTGTAGCTGCATCTTGAGCGGCTGATGGATTAGTAACATTTTTAATACGTCTGCTTGTTGCATCAAATTGATCGGTGCTGTCTTTTGTTAAAGCATCACTAGCAATATCAATAGACTCTTGAGCCATATTAAAAGCCTGAATACTATCGTTGTCTAAATCTGATTCCTTAAAGACAGAACCAGCAGCATAATCAACGAGTCTTGTAGATTGACTTGTAGCTCTTCTTATTTCTATTATTGCATCTTGAGCTGGAGGTGTTCCAAACTGTATTTGATTAGAACTAGGAAAAGTGTAGTGAGTTGTAATTGTCTTGGTTACTCCATCAACCTTTACGATAACATCATCAGTTGATCGGTAACTAAAAGGTACACTGAATGTAGTGGTACTGTTATTGCCAGTATAACGATTTAAAGCAAATGCCATAGTTTTTCCTTATTGTTGTTGTTGTTCTTTAAGTATGTTTAGGATAGCTGGCACTTCATTCATACCAGCTTTTGCGAGTGATTTGGAAACCTCTTTGTTAATAAACTTATCAAATAAATCTTTGTTTTGTTCTGTCTTACCCTCTTCCATTATTGTAAGAAGCATAGCTTGATCTCTGATTTTTTGAATAGCAGCTTTAACTCTTGTAAAACCAGCTCCTCTTTTAGATACATCTTGAGTACCAAAAGGAAGTCCAGCTCTTGCATAAGCATTAACAACTTCAACAAGTCCAAGCTCTCTTGTTTTTCTCATGTATCGATCCATAAGAGTTTCTTTACCATCCGCTGTTTTAGTTATATTAAGTTGTATTCCTGGTAAGAACCTATGAGTTACTTGTGGTATAAAATTTGTACCAGTAGCCTGACCAGCAGCTATTAAATATCTTTCTGCATATAACTCTTCTTTCGTTACAGCTTCTTTTCTTGTCTTAGTGTCCATTACATTTAGTCCAACAAATTTAGACATAAATGGATTGTGTATTTTTCTTGGTCTTCCTAAAGGTGTATATGAGTTAGCAATCGTTCCAGATTTAAACATGGACATAGCATACTGTTCTAAAGTTTGTGGATCTTTAAGTTGATCATCAAATTGGTAAGCAACATTTTGAACTGTTTTTGGTATAAGCAATCTTACTTTTGACGTAAAAAATTCCATAAGGTCATATTCAGCATCCTTACTAGTGTCATCTATTTCATCTGTTAATTTTAATATTTGATCAATACCACCAAATAAATTAGCATCTCTTATTGTATTTACTATAGAAAACCATGCAGTTTGTACATACTGTAAAGTTTCTTTATATGCTGATGCATTAACAAATTCACCTTGTTCTCTTCTCATCTCAAGGTTAGTTAAATAATCAAAACTATTAAATAGTATTTTTAGAGGAGTAGATATAGGATCTAAATTTCTATAATTTATTTCTTTACCACCAATTCTAATTGTATAAGGAGGTAAATCACCATACTCTTCTGATTGTCTTCTTAGCCTATGATTTGTAGCAGTAATACTACCAGTTGCATTTCCAGTTATATATAAAGACATAGCAGCAGCTACAACACTATATCCAAACAATGCTTCACCATTAGCTCTCGCCTGTCTTCTAATTCCATTTTTACCTTGTAAGTCAGCTAGATATTTAGGAGCTAAAAACTGAACTCCAGGTGTCATCCTAACACCAACTTCCATAACTCTTATTGGAGTTCTAAAGAATAACTGTCCTACAATTTTCATTAAAGGATGTTTAGCTACAAAATTTTCATAAGCTCCAGCAATTTTTCCTACACCTTTGCTTGAAAACTCTCTCTTAAACAAAAAGTCTTTTGTAAAGTCTAAACCCTCAGTATCTAATCCAGTCTTCATTCCCTCTTTATTTTTATCTACTGCTTTCTTTACAAATATTTCTAGTTTCTTACCAGATAAACCTCTGTTTTTTCCATCTCTTATCAAAGCATCAATAGCAGTCTTTTTAAATTCCAAAGATTCATCTATTGTCTTTTTTATGTGACTCTTAAGATCTTCTTTAAACTTTTTACTTTTAACATACTTTATACCAAGCTTTTTATCATTTAAAGCCTTTTCAGTAAACTCTTCAGCAGCTTGCCCAGCTATGTAACCTCTGTAAGTTGTCTGCTCAAAGAAAGCATCAGTTGCTAATAGAAGTCTAGGAAAAGTTCTTATTAAACCAGCACCAAATCTTTTTGGAATAGAGGGTAAATTCTTTCCACCAAACTCCATAAACTTATCATAAGTATCAGTAAGAAAAGCTTTTTCATATTTTAATGCTGCTCGGAAAGCTTTTATTCCTGCTCCAGCAGCTTCTTTTAATGCACCATATTGAGCTGATAAACCTTTAATAGCTGCGATACTATAATCACCTCTACCAAAAAATTCTAACAAAGGATTTAGTGCAGTTCTATAAAATGATGGTATACCATTAACAGTTAATGATGTTGTACTTAGTGCATTACTAATCATAAGTTCTGATACAAGCCTATTTACTGGTTGTAAAATACTGTCATAAACTTTTTTAGGTAAACCATCAGTTTCAAATGATTTTTGTATAAGTGACTCTTCTACTTCTCTAAGCTTCTCTTTAAGCTCTACAACTTTTGTGTAATTGCCACTTGCAAATTCTGAATCAATTTGTCTGTTTAAAGATTTTATTAAAGGATTAATTCTTGCTTTTTGTAATCGTCTTACATAAGCATCCATAAATTGATTTAAATTTTGTTGTTGTTTCTTTGTTAATTTTACTGTTGGATCATCAGGAACAACATCACTTACTTTTACTTTATTTAACGACCCAGCAAAAACTCTGTCTTGTCTTTGTCCTAATGTTCTAGCTGAAGACTGACTAAAATCATCGTCTAACTTAAATAGTTTATCTTCAAGTGTTTTTAAATTCTTATAGTGATCTATTAAATTTTTACTTGAAATTTCATCTGTTGTTTTTTGTAATATTTGAAATGTCTTTATTAATTTTGTGCTAATAGTATCTCTAGCTTCTCCAATTGACTTTTGTAATAACTGACTTTGTGCATCAGTTAATTCAGTTCCAAATAATTTATGTAACTCATCTACTTCGTCTAATCCTAATGTTTCAAGATCTTTAGTTACAGCTTCTACTAATTTACTTACAACTTTTCTACTTTGTATTCCATCTTCATTTACACCTACTGGGGTATCATCTGTTAGCTGTTTAATCTTTCTTACTATGTCATTTAAATTATTAGCAATAGGATTAGAACCAAGAGTAGCTTCTTCTTCTAAAAGTTTCTTTTCTTCATCAGTTACTTTTATTTTTTCTGATGGTAATTTCTTGCCTGCCTTTTTTGCAGTTAATAAGTTTGTTATTGTTTTAGCTCCAGTTCCTAACACACCACCTAAAGCTCCTCCGATAGCTGTAGCTAAAGCAACTTCACCTCCACTTATCTTTTCTTTTTTACCACCAGCAACTTCAACTGTTTGCCTTGATACATTTTCTAAAGCTGCAAAAGTTGCCATCTCGGTTGCTAACATTACACCTGTTCCAACAGAAGATTTAAGTGCTTTTTTAATCTTTTGTTTCATCGCTTTTTTTGCAACAAATTTAGCACCAACTCCGATACCTAGTGTTCCTAAACTTAACCAATTAGTTAAATCTGTGCCCATACCAACAACAGCTCTTTTTGTACCAGACAAAGATAAACCTAAATCATCGTAGGCATCCATCATATATAAAAAAGCTTTCTTTTGTTCATCTGAAGCTCTTCTAATATAATTAGCTTTAAACATCGTAGAGCCAAGATTATAGTTAAACCATCCCATTTGGTTAAGACCATACTCACCAGCTTCTTCGTCAGTGCCATTAAAGTCTCTTCCTCGGTTCATTCTAAATATTATTTTAGAAGCATCAATAAAGTCAGGATCGTTTTTTAAGAACTCATCATTGGTAGAGTTTTCTGTATCAGGATCTTGATACATTTTATCGAAACTAGGTTTAGGAGGTTGTTGAGTTTCAACTTGTTGTGAAGCTTGTGTTTTCTCATAAGCATCAATCTTTTCCTGCATTTGCTGAATGGTAAGGTCTTCATCGTTAAAATTATAATTCTTACCAGTTCTGGGATCAGTGTATTTTCTAACCATTATAGTGTCGGTATCTCAAAATCGGGAGCTGGAATGTCAAAAGTTGAGACAGTTCTCTGATCTGCTGATCTATTATCTAATATTTTCATAAAACCAAAACCCTCTTCTAGTGCTTTCTTTGTTTCAATAGAAGCTTTTTGATATACTTCTTTTTCTAAGACACCTTGAGGTACTTTGCTAAAATCTCTTCCATTATTTTCATAAACAAATAATAGTAAGTCCTCAACAGCATCGTCATAATATTGTTGTGCCCAACCTTGTAAATCTACTCTTTGTTGAAGTATATCATATAAAGGACTAGCTTTAAAAGTTGATATATGAGAAGTAGAAACAAGATTGAAATACCTATCATATTCTGGTCTATCCTTTAAATTTCTTGCACCATTAGCAAGTGATCTCACTTTTTTCATTAAAGCTATTTTTTCTGGCTTATTAATATCCGTTGCACCTTTTATTTCTTCTAATATTTCAGATTCAGTTCTATCGCCTTTTAAAGTTGAACCAACTATCTGTATTTCAAGTTGTGAACTGTTAATTAAACTTGTTTGATCGTCAACCTCATTTGGGTCTTGTGTATTTAAAAACTCTACTAAATTTTTATTTGCAGGATCGTAGTCTAAGTAACTTATTTTTTCATTAGGATTTTTTTCTTTTCTCTCATATAACTCTACTTGTTCCTGTCTTATTCTTAAAGTCCTCTCTCTTTCTCCAGCTTGAAATTTAGCAGATTGTCTTGCAAAAAGAGATTGTTCTATAGATACTTTTTTATCAGCAAGTTGTTGTTGCATATCTGGTGTCATTAATAATTTAGGCATCATTTCTAATACCTTTACTGCTTTTGTAATATCACCTGTTTCATCTGCAATTCTTTCAGCTTCATCTAAAACAGTTTCAAACATACCATCTCTTCTTGATATGTTATCTAAAGATGAAGAGGTTGCCCAAGTATCATCAATCACTTTTAATGGAGTAGGTTGAGCAGAAGTTAAATTACCTCTTATTACTAAAGATAGTTTTCTTCTATAGTCATCATTTTGTACTTGTACATCTCTTTTTGCTTGTTCTGATCTAAACTGTAAGTTGTACTGTCTGATCTGACCCTCTAGTGTAGATAATGCTCCTTGAGCAAAAAACTCTCTGCCCTCTACTTGCTGTGAAATATCTTGTCTTAAATCATTAAAGAATACTGATCGTGCACCAGCATTAAACTTTATGTTTTCATCTGATAATGCTTTTTGTATTTGTTCATCAAAATATTTTTCTGCATATTGAGAACCTAATCCTTCGGCAACTCTTGCTCTAACTCTAGGTGATAAATCAGGAAATATCTCTCCTACCTGTGTCTTACTAGCCAGTCCAAGCTCTGCATCTTTTTTAAACTCATTGACATAGAAATCAATTTTTTCTAAATCTTCTTTTTCTTTTTCTTGTCTTTTTTGTTCAACAATTTCAGAAGCTACACCTAAAGCATTTGCTAATTCACCAGCTCCTGTGCCAGCTTGTTGATTACCTCCTCCAGCAAAAGCATCTATAGGTCTTGCTTGAGGTTGTAGTCCTGGTTGTTTTAAGTTACCAACTGGTTTATTTTTTGCCATCTATACTTTCCTCATTATATACCTGGTATCATGTTAGTTGAACTTTTCATAAATGGTGATACACCGCTTAAACTTCCTAATCCTGTTGTTCCAGCAGCCGTACTACCAACTGCTAGATTACCCATGACAGGAGTTGTTGTCATAGCCGACCTACCCATACCAAAACTATTGCCAAACGTACTACCTATAGATGGTATTTTTAGTGCATCGCCTATTCCAGGAATAGCAGCTATTGATGCACCAGTAGATATAAGAGAACCTAAGATGTTACCACCAACTGGCTGCTCTTGTTGTGCATATCTATTTGCAAGTGTTGCATAAGCTCTTGTTCTATCATCATTAAGAGCAGCTACAGTGTTCGTAAAGTTTCTTTGAATTGTTTGGTTAGCCATGCCAGCTTGCATTTCTGTATCAGCTAAAATTGCATCTACTGACAAACCAGTGATACCCGCTTCACCAAGCCTTACTTGTTTAGTAGCTCGGTTTTCCATAGCTTCTATTCTAGCTTGAAATAGTTCTTGTCCAGACTTCTCAGCTTCCTCTTGTTGTCTTCTATCTAAGATAGCCATGTCTCTTCTATAGGCGGCATCTGCATTAGCTCTTAAAACAGCATTTCTATCTTTAGCTGCACTTTCATCGTTCTCAGCTTGTATGTAGCTCAAAGCTCCCTGACCTATTGTCAAGACTGCTGCAACAACTGGATCACACATTATTTAATTCCTTTGTAAATAAATAAAAATTTTCTTTTTTAACACCATAAGGTCTTTGAAATTTAATATCAAAACCACACCATTGAAGCCACCTCATAGCAGTTTTGTTTTTGTCATGAACAAAATTATATAAGACTGGATATTTTTCACCTAAATGATCCACCCAATCTTTACATTCTCTTAAAAATTCTCTTGATATTGTTTTTATTGAACTTGAAGTTAACATCCAAGGCACTCCATAGTTTGTACCATTAACACAATCAGAAACACCAAACATTCCTATTACTTCTATACCATCAACAATAGTATACACTTTAGCATTAGGAGCTGCAAATGCACCTAATAAAGCATCAATTGGTTTATGGTCATTCATAGCTTTTATTTCTTCAACATCTTCTCTTCTTAATCTAGGAGCTAATATTACAGCATGAGTTTTAGTTGCTTCTACTACTTCAGCCATTATATTCTTTGTGATCTGATAGTATAAAAACCCTCCCACTCAGCTTTTTGAAAAGCACAAGGAAGATAACTATCAGACGTTATTGATATAGTTACTCTATCGTTTTTAGATAAAATAGGAAACCTAAATGTACCATCATCAAGTCTAACCTCTTCAATTAAACTATCGGCTTCATTAATAATAATTCCATTAAATTCATAACTACTAGCAGTCCTAGATTTAGGAGTTACATTAATTACAAAGTGACCAGTATCTTCATAGTCAATACTCATAGTTCTTAACTGCAACCTACCAGAGTTAACTGTTACAGTAGCATTTTTTTCTTTAACATGTTGCTGTGAAAATTGATAAGTAAATGTATACGGGATACCTACTAAAGATGCTGATGCACTATAATTACCAGTGGCTGTAACTGTTGTTGTAGATGTTCTATTTAATGTAGGAATATCTACACCTTTTCTACTTGCCCAAGCGCCTGACTTTACAACTTTTACAGGATCACTTGTAGGAATAGGGTAGGGTAAAGTCCAGGTAGTAATGTTAGTGCCTGAATTATAAGAACCAGTAAGAGAAGTTTTTCTATCTAGTCTTACATTAAAATCTAGACCAGTATCAGAAGGATATTGTAACTCCATCTTTTCAATGTAAACACCATCTGTTCTTGCTACAATTAGGTACAAAGTGTTTTCTAATAAATCAATATTAAGAATTGTATCATTGTTAGATAGCTCGTAAAACGACCAAGCTGATAAAGCTTTTTTAGCTCTTGTTATTGTTGTTTCACCAGCAGTAAAATACCATCGGTAAACATAAATTCTATTTACATCTCCTGAAGTAATTGCATAAAGTGAATCTTCAGAATTAGATGCAACCATTGTTTTTACATTATTCGGAATATATTGAGGAACGTGAGCTGTAATGTTTGCAGCATTCTTTGTAATATTATCTTCGTCTACAAAGTATTCTCTTACGTTTGTGAATGCACCTTTTCTATATGCAAAATAAACATTATTACCAGCTCCCACAGGTTGCACATTTGTATCAACTTCAAACTCTGTAGTTGCGGTAATACTAATTGTTTCTGGTGTTAGATTGCCATTAGATTCTAAAATAAATTGTGTCTTGTCTGAAAAGAACAATAAACTTTCATTATAAGGTATAACTCTTTTCAAAATAGAAACACTAGTGTGACTAACTGTTACATCTATGGGTGAATCATCTAGTAAAGCTGTAACTGTACTAGGAAAGAAATTAAAGAAATCACCAGCTCGACTAAAAATTACATTTTCATCAGATATAAAGCCAAGTCTATTTTTATGAAAGAAAACACCATTAATAGTTTGTCCTACAAAACTTGGATCAGGAGCTGAGTCTAAGTCTCCTACAGTTCTGTCATCATAAGTCGCTCTATCAAAAGTAAATGAACCACTAGATAAAGCAAGTTTATGTGGCATTGTTGTATTATTTATTTGAAACGTAATGCCTGGCTTTACAGTTTCCTCATAGTCACCTCCAGTAGAGGTGGCCTTTACATAGTACTCATCAAACTCGTTACTAGGGTCACCTATAATTTTAAAAATATCTCCAACACTTAAACCTGAAGTTGGAAGTTGTGAGAACTGGTTTTTTTCATCAGTAATACTTCCTGGTGTAGTAGAAGTATTCATGGTAACTGTTGTTTTTTTATTTATAATAAAAGTAAAATCAGCAACAGTTAAAAATTCTAAATCAGTTGAGGGGTTACTACATACTAAATAACTAGTGCCATTAGGTGTGTTTACAGTAACAGCATTACCATTTAAATCATAAGCAACGATAGATGCAGTTGAATTATCACTAGTAACAACAATTATATATTGATTACTTGTATCCCTGTTTACAACATGAATAGCTGCATTACTTAATGATGAAGATGAAATTTTTGCCACATGTTCTGTTGGTGGCCTTTTAAGTAAACCATCAACAACTGAACTAACTCCATTAATTTGACTATCACACTGTGTAAGTTGTCTCAGTGTAGCTGGTTGTTGTGAAACACCATTAATTAAATTTGGTATTGATGTACTGACTAAAGGCATTGGTTACCTCAAGGCTCGTCTTAGTACACCCCTGTTAACAATCTTACGAGTGGTAAAGTTGTCATTAAGTACATTGTAATCCTGTGTTTGAGCTTCTATTTGTTCAAAGTATAATAGAGCTTCATTCTCATCAGCTTGAGTGAATCCTGATAAAGTTTGCGATCCTAATATTCTATTTTGAAATCTTCGTGCAGATTTAACTGTTATGTATCTTCTTACATGTTGAGGTAAATCTGTAAATTCTAAGAGTAAAACCATAGTAACAAAAAGAGTACCAGTAAAAGTTGTAAAACTTCGTTGTCCTCTATCATATAACCTTGTTCCTCTTTGCACAACATCAGTTTGTATTGATTGACCAGTAGTATCTACACTAACACAATTAACAGGTAAATCTATTTCTCCATTTGTATTAGGAGTAATAGGAAAATTTATTTCTGTATTACAATGTAACCCTCTAGATTGTATTTCTACATTTGTTTCATCTAAAATACTTTCAGCAATAGAAACGTCAGCAAGAGTTGCATCATCTAAAGATGAAACTGGAGCTTCACCTATTGATGCAAGCATAATGTTTACAGCTTGTATTTTACTAGTCGGTGTTAATGCCATTTAATATTCCTAAGTTAAAAAAAGGAGCACCATTACGATGCTCCTTAGTTTTAGTTTTATTTTTTAGCGCAAGCATATGCATTGATTTCAAGGCCAATAGCAATAGCTTGAACTTTTGGTTTAGTCCAAATCGCCATATTATATTTCTCCTATAATTAAGCAGTTTGAATTTGAACAGCCGCTTCAGGCCTGAGCACCCCGTGACCCGCTGCGTATTTTGCTACCATTAATGTACCTTGTCTTCTGATGTCATATTCTGACTCTACTGCAAGATCCATTAATTTAACTGTACCCACAGAAGATGGATGTGAAATAATGGCCACTGTATTTGCAGCCGCAGCTACCTGTTGTCCATTAGCACCACCAGCATCGACACCAGTGCCAGTAACATTGGCAGTTGGTAGATGAGGTACTTTAATTAAATTAATACCAGCTAACTGAGGAACTTGTCCTGTTGCAATTGAACCTTGACCTGAAAAGTCAACATTCACAGCATTCGTAGCATTAGCTAAAAGATAATATTGTTCTGGTTTTAAGAAACAATACCTGTCTTCTGCTGGTACATAGTTGTCATCCAAAGTTTCGGCTGCTGAGAAAATACTAGCAATTAAAGATGTTGCATTGGTATTCGCATCTGCATCAGTTATAACTGTTCCTGATGGATAACTTGTATCACCAACATTAGCTGTAGATTCGTTTGCAGCAGCAACCATCATTTGTAAAACGTGCTTATCCATTTGGAAAGCAAGTGCTCTACCCATCTCTTGTGAGTAGATAGATCTTACATCATAATGATTTTTTGCTTCATCGATATTAGCAATGAAGTGATGTGATATTAATAGGTCATTGATTTGAATGATTTTTTCATTGTGATTCAAGTCACTGCCTACTATCTCAGCTCCAGGGGTGTGATAAGAAGCACTTGATCTCCCCATTACGGGAAATTGTGCCGATTTTCCACTGGCTATTTGCCTGACAAGATGTTTGTCCATTGTTACGGCAGTTCTTTCAAATGATTCCATAACCTCACCACTGAACACTTTAAGAAATAAAGAGTTTGCATTAGCATAGTTACTATCATTTGCATTAACTGCGCCTAGTCTTGAGACTGTTGCATTAGTCATGTTTTATCTCCTTGATAAAATAAGTTAATATAAATGTTTTCTATCTACACCTTACTTCGCAAAAGTATTCTCCTCGGAGAGTTTTGTTCGTTTTGGTTTTGATTAGAGTTTGGAACGAGCCAACTTATCTTGAACTTCTTGTTGATAAGCTGGATCTTTACGATACTCTGGTTTTGCCATGTCAGCAGTGACTTGACTCCAGTTATCATATCCGACTCCAGTGGATACAGCAGATTTACCACCAACTAGGGATGGGTCTGTGCCCTCTGAACTTGTATATCTAGCTTTTAAACCTTGTACTGCAAGATTTATTTGAGCTACATCAGAACTGTTAACAGCAATGTTGAAAGCATTTACTTCATCTTTAGATAAGCTATCTTTTGCCCAGTTAACCATTTCTGTATATTGTTCTTTGCCACCCACACTATTGTAGACTTGGTTTTGAACATTTGTAGCTAAAGCCTGCTGACCAGCAATGTACTGGTCAACGACATTTCTTGGTATGCCTTTTTGCTCCATCTCAATGTAACTTGAGTCGGAAAGACTACCATTAGTATTATATTCATTTGAATATTTATCAAAATCCAAACCAACAGACTGCAATGCTTCTTCTGCATTTTCACCTTGTATTTCTAAAGTATCATCCTTGGATTGTTCTTTAGGTTGTTCTTTTGGCTCTTTTGCTGTTTGTTCAGCTTGTTTTTGTGTAAGCTTTGTATATTCACCTTGAAGTGAGTCATAAGCTTTTGCTAAGTCTTCAGGAGACTTAAACTTTTCTTGTAACCACTCAGGTCGTTCTTGTGTTGTTGCTTCTTCTTTAACTTCTTCTTGAGGTTTTTCGGAAGTAGTCTCTTCTGATTTTATTGTAACTGTTTCAACCATGATTAACTCTTTACAATAATTGAACCTTGAGCATTACGATACTTTTTACCTGGTTCGGCAGTTTGTGCATTCCATAATGGTAGGTCTTCAATTTTTAGTTCTTTAGTCTTGGTTTCTTCTTTTGGATTATCCTTATCACTAAGGGTCTTACTCAGTTTCATTTGTAGTTCCTTGTTGTTGTTGTTGCTGGAGATTTTGAGCTGAAGCTTTAGCATATTCTTTTACAGCTCCAGGTGCAGCTTTCTCCATAGCAGAATTTAACATTTGTTGCTGCATAGCTTGCTGTTGTTGTTGAACTTCAGCAGCTAATTGTTCATCAGTTTTAATTAGACCTGACGTGTCTATTCCATGACCAGTAGCCAATCTAGTTATTAAATCACCAAAGTCAACTCTTTGAATTGTTTCTGGATTAGCTTGAGCTAGTTGAATAACATCTGTCATAAAGGTTCTAAGCTTATTAAGATCATTACCTCTACCAAGAGCTTCAATACCAGTTATAATTACTGGAGCTACTTTGTCTTTTGGAATCTTTGGTATCTTACCACTTGCTGACATTCTTTGCATAAGAATATTAACAATAGGTAATTGCATTTCTTGAGATAGAATAGAGTAAACACCACCCAGTGCTGTCTCTAATTCTTGAGCCATATATCTAATTTCTTCAGCAGTGACTCTTTCAGCTTTTCTTTGTATTGCAGAATTAAGTAAGAAATCAAATGCTAGTCGTTCTTCAATTCTTGTAATAGCCTGAAGAGACACTTGCATGTCTGCCCTTTTTTCAGTTTGTAAAACTCGTACATCATCAGGTTGACCAGTAATCACTGCACCATTCTCAGCTTCAGCTATGTCTCTTTTTCGTGTGGTAGCATTAGGCCTTACTAAGAACACAACTTTAGATGTGGCAGCAGCAGCTTCAACCATTGCTTCAGTCAAACCCTCAAGACTTTTTAAGTCTCCTATAAATTCTTCACAATAACTTCTACCATAATCTTCATTATCTATTCTAACCATTCGTAATGGTATAAAAGGTAAAAGTTCTTTTTTGTATCTTCCTTGTGATTTAGGAATAATTACATCTTTAACTTCTTGTTGCACGTTATAAAAGTCACCATCTTTTCTAACAACAGTAAACACTTCAACGTCTTCATCTTGATTTTTAATATCAGCTTGCTGCCTTATTTCTTCATCAAGTGACATTGGTGAAACCATTTCTTTTACAATGATCTCTAGTATCTCGCCTTGTGGATCTCTTTTTACACCAAAAGAATGTAGAGGAAAAACTCTTAAACTACCTTTTTTAGGTAAGTGTAACAAAACATTACCAGCTACAATCAAATGTTTTAAAGCTTCGTAAATCGGCACTCTAATAGCTGAGTTTTCAACTTCAGCTTGTATTTCTCTTTCTATGTTAGCGAGTGTATCTTCTACTTTTGTTTTTAAACCAGGTTGATTAATTAATTCTTTTTTAGTTTTTGAGTCAACAGACAATCTAAAAAAAGGACTATTAGGTGGAAACAATAAAAGCAATAGCTTACTTGCTAGATT